TACTTCCACTTTCTACGCTATGTGTTTGTAGAAAATCAGTGATTTTCTTTTCTAGTTCGATTATGCTTAGTTGTAGATATCTTTTTATTTTTCCCATAACATCCTCATTTCCTTGAATTTCTATTTCCATATAATCAAGAATATCGCGAAACATGGCAAGGAGTGGATGTTGAATATCTTCATCACTTAATTTATCTAATAAGGTTTCTAATTTAGGGCGCGCACTAAAAACGGGTGGTTCAAGATTAATGGGGACCAAATTTCTGGTTTCAACTATTTTCATTAACTGATAGAAATGTTCTAAGCTATAATGTTTGCCTTCACCCTTCAAAATCGCCATCTTTTCCTCAAAAGTATGTGTTATAAGAAATTCACTTTTATTATCAATACAAACACCTTTTAATTCCTCGCCTAATAGGACTCCACTATTAAAACGACAATAGCGTATAAAAGCTCTGTAGATTGTTTCTTCCGAAAAAGCGGGTGAAAGGGGCGGGTAACTATAGCGCGTATCCGCAGGATCAAATAGAAATGGTGCCATCGATAAATAACGCACCAGTTGTAGTGTTCTCTCGAAACCAGCAACACGAGCATTATTCTCTCGGATTGATGGCATTCGATCACTAAAATACTTAATTGTATTTTTAATTCCATCATTACAACAGACATTTTCTAGGAATGGTTCATCGAGTGAATTTCTAAGTATTGGTGCTTCTGTGTTGACAACTCTTTGTATGCTCTGGATAATTTCAAGTGATCTATAAATAACTCTACCTAGAATAATAGATATTTTTTCTTCTTGTTCGTTATCACCGCTTTCCATTAAGTCATTCAATTGAGATACAAAGGTAGAGGAAAGAGTACGTTTCTCTCCAACTTTTACTGGTCGAAGAGGCGGTAAAAAGCTATACCAAGAGGTTATATTATGTTCTTCTGGTATTTTATTGATATCGATAAAATCGATAAGATATTCTTTTTTCTCTCTAATTCTTTCTTTAATATCATCAGTGGGCAAGACGTACTTTACAAGGTGATTTTTAAGCCGCTTAACCAAATCTTTTCTAATTTGGCGTTGAAAATCTCCCCGATCCACACCCTTTTTCTTTCTGACTTTTAATGTTTTCCATGGTGTACCGGCCAACTTTGTATTATATACAATACATGCAACATACTTCAGAAATCCATCATCGCCGTCTCCATCAAATGGGAACCCAGTAAAAGATCGCTTACAACCTGGAAAGGTTTTGTGAGCTATTATAGATGGCATCATTGTTTGTATAACGATAATCATGAAGCATAACGTAAGCAACAGCATATTTTTTTGGACAGCAAATGAGTATGATTTGGCATTTTTTTTGCCTGCCATTGCTTTATTATATGCAGCTTCAGATGGAAATGATGAACGTTGAACTTCTATTACATTTTTAATAATAAAAGGGATCTCAGAGTTTATTTTAATTGCGAGATAATTTGACATTGCCATAACGACATTGTAAATCATTTTTGCCTCATCTGTTTCAAAAGTGGGAGTACCTTCTTTTGTGAAAGCTAGATCCATCATACTTTTTTCAAGAAGGTCATGAGATATGATACGAAACCCTTTTTCATCATATTCTTCTAATGTGACAAAATCTATTTTTTTAATAATATATCCGCTGTGTTTATCTACAACGGCATCACCAGAGTCGCTTAATCGTCCTTGTTTTGCGGCAATACGTTCAACGACCTCTTGATATCTATTTTCTTCAAATGCGTCTGCAAGAGTTTTAAGAAATGTTGGGAGAAGTGGAACGCCTAATTCAGCATCATAATACCAAAAAGGTGATTCATCTTCGCCCTCGCCAATACGGCAAAATCTTGCCACAAAGTTTTTAATATCGTTTTGTTTTTTAACAAAATCGGTCTGCATTAATATGAGTTCTCTCAATTCAGCTCGTGGCGAGTGTGTTTTTTCTTCTTCTGTGTCTAATAAACCGATATGATATTTTTGCAAATCATATTTGAGCATATCCAATTGCTGGAGATTTTGTCGAGCGACTAATTTTGCTTTATATACTGCTAATTCTTTCATGAGTTGTTGTTGTAATTTTTCTCTACTTAGGTCATTTTCATTTTCAAAGTGATGGATTACATCTTCCATTAGTTTTTTTTGTATTTCAAGTTGATTTACATTATCACTATTGCATGAGTCCTTTACTTTCAAACATTTATTTTTAAGATTACAAAATATATTGACCCAATTATCATGTTCTGTATCTTTTAATTCAGGCGCAGGTTCCCAAACATTTTTTTCTCGCTTATAAAAGTTCATTTGTAGATCATCTCCTACCAACATGGCGAAATCGCCATCAATAACTTTTCGTTTTCCTTGCAAAAGTGCATGAACTTCTCTATCAATGTTGTCTGTGACTCCTAATTTTTCAAGATGTGATTTTAAATAACGACTAAATGAGGTATGATCCATTTGCGCACGTATTTTCCCCAGTTCATCCATAATATCGTAACGTGTTTCATCATATTTTTTATCAAAATATATATCCTTATTATTATCCTCGTTCAATTCATCAATATCTATATAGCGTTTGGCTAGGGTATATGTGGAACACTTGTCTTCTGTTTTTTCTTCGTGCAATTGGCTATTTACAGATTCTATTCTCTCCGAGACAGCTTCTAGATCGAGAGAACCGAACAGGTCAATATCTTGCAATGACAATTGTATAGTTAATACACGAGCGCCATCACTATTAAGCATTTCAGCAAGAATTTCGGATGTAGAATAAAGCCACCATGGGGCTTCACGTATCACGTATTCAGCAGCTTCTTTGATAATGGGTGTTTCAATAGGTGTAACGCGGATTCTATTATCTATATAATTCTCATTTCGTTGTTTTCTCTCAACCACATGTATTTTAAGTTGTTGTATATTATTGGAGAGAAAGTGCACCATTCGTTTATATTGTTGAAAAGTAAGATCGCTGTCATAAACCATAAATGGTTCCATACTTTCCAATATCCCAATGAGTGTATAACGATTCTCAATATCATTTTTGATTCGTTTAAATATATTTTTGGTTTTTGGTATTAGTTTGGAGAGATATTTGTTATATTTTTCCTCTGTATCTGCTTCAATTGTATCTGATACCAAGATATTTTGGATTCTATTTAAAAAATTACTATTTTTTTCATCAACAACAACATCTACCTTTGTTTTAGTATTTAAAAATTCCCAATAGTTAAATTGTGTTAAGTGGAGATTAGTTCTCTCTAAAATCGTGGTCATGGGTAAATTAATTTTGGAGTATTTAACAACTGGCATTGGCAAGGTAATAAAATTTTTGATATAGAGTCTATCATTGTGAGTCAAAGCAACCCGCTGTGTTGTTGTTTTCTGTGGAGTTTCTCTCACAGACGAGAGATATGTCAGTCCTAGAGTGTAAGGTTGAGATACAAATCTTGTACTCCGGACAAGTGACATAGGTTTTCTAGAGAGAGGTGTGTATTCGGTGCCATATGTGGACGAGAAAAAATCATCATCGTTATCAACAATGGCATTAATATTGGCATTTACTTCTAAATCTGCCACAATGGTTTCTCTCTCTGATGGTGCAGCAACAGGTGTCCAATAGGGTTGTAAGGCCCGCATTAGATAAATATATTTATTCTGATCGCCGGGTACAACATTTTGCTTATATTGCTGTTCTATGGTGTAAACATTTTCTCTCACATCAGCCAATGTTAATGGCATAACGTCGGCAAGATCGGTAGTATCGCCATAATAAATTTTGCGCCGATTTTCTACAATAGGTAGTATCCAATATAGTTTTTGGTTCATTTTTTTAAGTGTAGGTATAAGAGGTTTATAATTGGCTCCTTTAAAGAGTGGTTTTTCTGGATTACCCCATTCATCGAAAACGGAATATGCTTGACGTAATTCTTTAAATCTTGCGATCATTTTATGAATATTATTCATTACTTGATTGGTTCGTTGATTTGTGGGTATTACGGCTAAAAGTTCATCAAGAAGATCCTCACTTTGCTGGCTAATTGCAAAACGTCTTTCACTCTCTCCAACATCTACAAGTTGTGTCATTTCTTCTTCTTGCGCTGCGAAGACAATTTCATCACCTTCGGCTATATATTTTTGAAGATCGGGCGGAGCATCTTCATCGACCTCATCAACTTCTTCAATATCAGATCTAACCGAGGGGCTTTTTGAAAGTATGCTCGGTGCTTCTCGAATATTAATTTCTGTAATGGGTAAATTGTCAGGTATTCCTTTGTATGCGAAGTCAATAAATATATGTTTTTGTTCTGGATGTGTAATTATCTCAATCATATCTTCATCGAGACTGGATATTTTTCCAGTTAAAATAAATGGCACATCGCCCGCAAAATATATATCTACCCACGTATCGGGTACCAAACCCTTTTGGCGCGCAAACCCTTTTTCACTGGCTTTGTCAATAATTGCTATTTCCTGAATACTTTCATCAGTTAGGTTTCCATCCATAAGAGTTAATTCCAGTTTTACAGGATTTTCAATATCTGTAGCATCTATTAACGTAAGCTTTTGGTCATCAAGATAACTAATTAAATAGATATGATTGTTAATAGTATTATTGGTAGGTGCAGTAATTTGTATAATATCACCTAATGATAGAAATAAATTTGTTTCAGACATTATCTTATAATTATAGTAGAAATTTTTTAGTAATACGAAAATTGATTTAAATATTATATTCAGAACATAATATTACATTATGGTTACTTATGATCTTGCAGAGCACTTCGATGTATTAAATATTCTTAAACCCGAGTATGCTAAAAAAATGCATTTTACTCAAAAAGAAAAGGACGGACTTTTTATATTACGATACAATAAAGATTTTATACGACCTGACACTATAGCTACATTAGGATTACTACGCTCAGTTATAACAGATGGTAAGAAGGTTATATGTTTCAGTCCACCGAAATCTATTCAGCGACAAGATTTTGTTAATAAGTATCCGGCGGCGGATTGTATAATTGAAAATTTTATAGAGGGCACGATGATAAATTGTTATTACTATAATAATAAATGGAATTTCTCCACAAGGGGGAGCATTGATGGTGAGAATAAGTTCTACAACAATAGTGTATTAAATTTCAGGGACATGTTTCTGGAGGCATTGGACCAATCACCTATAGGATTATGTGATCTGGATCCTCAGTATTGCTATTCCTTTATCCTCCAACATCCAAACAATCGTATTGTCGTTCCCTTCCCACGCCCGTAT